ATTTGTCGAAACCAGAAATACAAGGGTCTCCCGTGGATACTGGAACAGCGTCATCTCGCTGAATATGCAAAAAGACCTTATGGGATATCGTATCTAATGGGGAGACACGCAGTTGAAAAATGCAACTAAGGAGGAGGAAAGATGAAAAAATTTAATATATTAGCAGTAACGGGAATGATGCTGTTGGCAACGTCGGCCTACGCCGACAACACGCTGTCAACAACGGTCGAAAACAATAACTTCCTCGGCATAGGCCAGCCAGGGATCAACCGTTCACAAGGGGAAATTAACTCACACCTTAACCCGCTCCAAACCCCGTTTGTTCCTAACATTGAATACTTCGGCCCCGTGCTCAAGGATCACAAGATTCAGGATGAGATTCTCAACTTCATGCTTTCGGACAAAGGTTTACGTCCCTTTAAGATCAAGACAACCGGGTTATTTTCAAGGAACATTACCAAAACCGAGAGCAAGTGTGTTCTTCCGAAGCCCTTGAAAAAGCAGAATGTAGTATATGTTTTTAAGAGCAAGGATGAATTAAAAGGCTATAAATATCAGGTTGTTGGATACATTGACACCTATTCAGACGGTGACGATGACGAAACACTGATGCAATGCTTTGATCAAGCGATACTTGATTCGGGGGAGATGGGAGCAAACGCCATGCTGCTGTTGAAGACGGATTTCACGGCGGGCGTGAAGTCGACCACGGTCGGCCTCGGCTCCTCCGGCACATCTGGGCATTTGCATGGCGGGTCGGGTGCCTCCGTAGGCGGTGCGGCCATAGGGTACGCTTCCAGTAAGGCTAACCCACGGACTAACCCATACATTCACGGGATAGCCATACATATTTCTAACATTCGGTAATAATTGAAAAACGGGCTAAACTTAAACATAAACACAAGGAGAAAGAATTATGAAAAAGATGTTGGTAGTTATGATGGTAATGGCAATGGCACTGTTCGCGGGAAATGCTATGGCGAACGGGAATGGACACGGTAACGGTATTGGAAATGGCGTTACAGGTATTGCCGGACTTGAGATTTCAGGCGGGGCCGCCGTCGGAGCACAGGGATACTTGGGGAGCGCGGTAACGCTCAGCTCCTATGATTCGGCGTTCAATCAGTCGAAGGCCATTGAGCATAACAGGTACGTCGGCGTCAATCTGATATCCTCGGCTAACGGTATGGGCACCATCACCACCCAGGGCAACGTCGGCGGTAATGTCAATGGTTATGGAAGTTTTTCTTCCGGTATTTCAGGAAGCCTTTTGGGAATTGACTTTTATTCCCATAGTGCTGTCGGTATTACTGGTGTTGCGAGATAACTTTTAGGAAAGGTTATGCCCGTTTCCTTTCCTATGACACAAAAAGAATGGGGGGTTTTTTAAGCCCCCCTTTTCTTTACTTACCCCTCAAGGTTTCAAGCCTTTCTTTCACTTCCTTTAATTCAGCTTCCAGCTGCTTAGCATTATTACGGTATAACAATGCTCCGGCGACAAAACTAACAGCAGAAGCAAGTATGATAATGAGGACCTCAGTCATTCCTTAATCACCTCCTTTTATAAGTTTCCAAGCGTTTTCGTAATTCCCCGCGAATGTCCCCGGTCGCGGTTTCCCGGGTCTCCATGTAGCAAGGTATTGATTCCATGCTTCTTGTATGTCGCCCTCCCTCGGTAAAGGTGCCGGGTAAGTGTAGAGCAGCGACCTTGCTAAGCAGCAAGCAAAAGCGTCGTGATAAGCAATAATCCCATAACATAGGTCGGTGTATGGCGGTAGCCGAATCAATTCGCAAGCAGCAGCTATCATCTTGCTCGTGGATTGGTGAGAGAGAACCCCGGCCACTCCGCTCCGCTCGAATTGCCAAAAGCCCCTTGCCGGGCCCCCAACCTGTTTACGGTGCTTAAATTCGCTCTCTTGCAGTCCGATAGCTACGAGCATCGCCCGCGCCTCCGGCGTGTCAAGGTCCGCCGAGAGCAGCTTAAGCCCCGGCTCAACGTATGTTTTAACAATGCTTCCCATTTGTCCGCCCCTCCAAGTATTTCAAGTTAGCTTCTATTTTGTCCACCCTCGCCCATAGTTCGCTATTCGATTCCTTCATGGCGAATTTAAACGGTAGGCTCTCTCTGCATTCGTGTTCGGCTTGTATTATTGTATCAACTTTGGATGACAACCGCTTTATCTGCCATGCTACTAAGCCAAGCCCAAGAACGAGAATCACGCCTTCAACTAAAAGTGAAATTGTCATCGTATCTCCTTAGAATATCTGAGCATTCACCGAACCATAAGGCTTCACAAAGTATTTCACGCGGATATTTTTGACGAAAAGGGTTCCCGTCCCGGTCTTCATGAAGCCATACATGCGGAAGAAGTTAATTGCCGCCGTGTTTAATTCTCCTCCGGCGGTAGTAGCGGAAGAAAGCGGTATCTGATACTCGGCGTAGGATGTAGTAAGGCTTATTTTGTCTAACCATGTTACACCCCACTCGTTTGTGTCCGGTCCACCGCTCGACGTCAATTCAACCTGATTGTCTCTGCTCGAATCAAGATAGGCGGGTACGTCACACTTAGCTTCAAATATGATTATTCCGCTTGTCTTATTAAGTCCGGTGCAATCGGTAGCACCGAAGGATGCTTGGCAGACGGCGGCATTGCCAGCGGTCGCGGTCGCTGTTAATTCGCTCACGTAAAGTGTCGTGGTCTTTAGTGCCATTACTAAGTCCTCGTAACCAGTAAGGAAAGTGTCGCTTCTCGACAAGTCGTACACGAATCAACATTGATGAAAAGGTAGTCGCCCTCGGTTATTGTGGTCGTCCAGCCTGTCAAGGTGGTAGAGTATGCCTTGATTGTGCTCGATAAGGTAGGTTTAGCGGACGCCGTTATTGTGTCCGCGACGGTCGGGGGGAAGTTGGCGTAGATGTCTTTCCAGATGTCCACCACCAGAGAACCCGATTGGTCGGCGGTCAAATACCATCCGGTTATTGTGCAATTAAACGGCACCCTCACGCCTCCCTTGCCTTTAATACCCGTCGAAATGGCCGCCCCCTCGTCGGGAATCATGAAGTTTATGGCCGTCTTCGTGAAGCTCGTGGCGTGCAATCCGTCAACCTTATCGGCGTCTATTCCATTCCCGCTACCAGTATTAAGCCAACCGTTATCAATCTTGTTGCTCGCATTCGCTATCGGGATGTAGCTTGCCGTCGGTGTTGCGCTTGCGTGTGCATTGTCCAGCGTGTCGGCGTTTACACCTGAAAGGAAGTTGCTCTTCTGAATCTTCTTGTCGACCCCGCTCACCCCAAGCCATAGAATATCGGCGGCTGCGGAACTTGAGACCTCTGTCAGGTCGAATATAGTCTTGTCTGCCATTTATCTTCCCTCCTTCATCCAGTCTCTTATCGCCTTCTTGTCGGCTTCACTTTGTAAAAATGCCTCACGGTAGCTTTCAAGGTAGGTATCCCACCAATTCAACAGATCGCCCGTAGTCATTGCTTCCGGCACGGGTGGGGATTTAGGCTCCCCACGAGGGGCAACAAGGACCTCCGGCGGGTATGCCTTAGTCTCCTTTATTGCCGTTTTTCCCGCGCATCCAATCAAGATAAGCGCGAGGGACAGGACTGTTAAGATAAGCGTCAACTTCTTCATTCTTTTTCCTTAGCTCCTTCAATTCGGAGTCTTTCTTTGCCAGCCTTGCGGCTGATTCCTTCCTTATTTTTTCCATTTCGGACATTCTGTTTGACAGCAACTTCTCAATGCGTTCCTTTTCCGCCGTCTGAAATTCAAGGGCAGAGACAAGCGTTTCATTCTCCTGTTTCAGCGTCTCCAACTTTGCCTTAGCCGCCTCTGCATCCTTTTTCATGATGTAAGCATATACCAATGTCCCGGCAAAAGCTAATACTACAATGGTTATTGCTACCAACTTAATTTTATTCAGCATACCTTTTGCCTTCCTTCTCTCTTCTCTCATCCTCCGAACGGTGCGCCTGATAGAATGAAAAGACGGTCGCAATCAGCCCAAGAATCGCACATAGGACGGTAGCCGTTCCGGTCGGGATGTCCGGCGGCTTTATCCATGTCCAGATGAGGAACGCGGTAACAAGAAGCATCGCCCACAATATGATGGTCCTCCTGAATCGTCTATTTTTATTGAAGGAAAACATTAATACTCCGCAACTGCGTACTCTGCTTGTGCATATCCAGAATAAAGACGGAAGTTATTTACTACGGCGGTCTGCCCAAATACTTCATTATAACCGTAAATTCGGCAAGCATCTTGCGCCGTCCAGTTCCCAATGTCTTGAGTCCACGTGGTCGGATTGACGGAACTTGTTACGCGGTCTTCACCGACAGCGGTATCATTACGGTAAATTTTAAAATGAGCGGTGCCACCCGCGCCTACGCGTCCAGTAAACTTTATTCTCAATATCCCACTCCTAACAACTATCGTCTCTTTAATTTTTGTCCAACTCGTTTGTCCCGTTTCCCTCTCCGTGTCATTAGCGAATATAAGGTTGTCCCCCGCCGTGTACCCAAGTTTAGGTTGCGTTACTGCTCCATCGGCAATCGTGCTTCCACCAAGTCGGGGATCGTCACCAGCGCAAGCGTCCAATGAACCCGTTCCCAGCTTTCTAAGTCCCTCGACATTCGCAGCCGGTGACTTAAGCGTTGACGAGATCATAGCTGCCGTGATCTCGTTCAACAAGTTAGTAATGACAGGCTTATTGTTTGCCAAGTCCCATACAGATAACCAAGCGGTGTTTGCCTCATTCCTTACTTTCAATATATGACTTGTAATGTCGTACCACCACGACCCCGCGACGGGCGAAGACGGTGCAGACGCGCCCGAGAAAGTTGACTTCAGCGCGGCGAAATTATCTTCAATAATAGCTACGTCTTCGTCAACCCGTGCTCCCCACGATGGCCGTGAATCTGTGAAGTCTTGTGACATGGCTTTTACTCCTTCATTCCTTCATTGTATTCGTCAAGAATATTCTGCACCTTCTCGGCTGCTTCTGCAAGCTCTTTCTTCTCCCGTATAACGTTCTCTATTTCCGGTACTATTTTTTCCTTCAACCGCTCAGAAAATTCCTTCTCGTCCCCCAAAAATGGAACACTCTTGCTGAATAGTATTTCACCGTCGTCCTCAATGTCCAAGTACGCTATATGTTTCCCCGCGTGCTTTTGCAGTTGTTTCAATACTATTTTCATCTCTTGCCTCTCTTCTTATGACCAGTAAGCCGTTTTCATGGTCAGTTGTTTGATGTAGTTATGCGTCGCGGCGTTAGGGTCGCTAATGAATATCTCTACCTGAACATACCGCGCCGACACCTCTGGTGCACTCAATTCAAAGCCTGAAATTGTGTTTGAAACATCTACCGTTCCGTAATGCAGTTTTGCAGTTATACCACCGGCAGCGACGGGAGTCCACACTTGAAACCACCTTTCGCCATCGGCTATACGTACACCCCACGTGTCATATTCAAGTTCACCCACGACGGTAAACTGGTCTCCAGCGGCTGTTTTCAGGTATTCACCGGCGGCAGTCTTAAGTGTTGCCGGTGTTTTGCTTTGGACAAATACACCTCCCCAAGTCATTTCTGCCGCGTCAACACCGGTAAGGAAGTCACCCCATATCCTTACGGTCTGTATGCTGCCAAGATCATAGGTGGGGCTTAACCACTTCCCGCTTAATACACCGTCCGTGTGTGAGCATTGCAGCGCGTCAACACCTTCGTAGGTTGTATGTTCTGTGTTGGTGAAGGTCCCTATGCCGTCGTAGTCCCAAACCCACGAATCCTTTTGTGTGTAATTCGCTGGTCCGAATGAAGTAACCTGTCCCGAAATTGGGTTCTCTGAATAAAGTATTGTGCCGTCAATGGCTATCTTCGCAATCGCCATCCAGATTGTCAGCGTGCCAGGTCTCACGCCTACAAGACGGATGTTCGGCGTCTCATTCGCTCCGGCATACAGCCCGGCGGCCCATGACGCTCCAACACGCACCTCGTAAAAGGCAATGTCAGGATCGTCTACACGGTCGGCGAATATTGAAATACTGTCGCCGGACGCGAGAAGTGTTAAGCCTGTCGGGTCGGGGGGAAGTCCTGTTGCACCGGAAACCGTATGGCTTGCATAAGAAGCAGAAGCGAAGACTTCCTTTGTTCCCCAAATAGAATTGGAGACAAGTTTCACGGAGTATATTTCGCCCTCTTGCACCGGGTCTATCATGTAACTTGAGCGGGCGGTAGTCATATACTTCCACCCCGCGCCGGCCACATTAAGCCATACGTCGGCATAGTCGAACCACGGGTAATTAGTCGGTGGGGTCCAGCCTACAAGAAGCCGCGTGAATGAACGTCCTCGGAAGAAGTAAATCTCTTCCTCAATAACTATGTTTGTTACCGGAGGCACGGGGTCTCGTGGGTTTGGAAGCGTCGTATCATAAAAACTATGGCTTGCCAGGTTGTAAGTGTCGTCGTAGAAAGCGGCGTCCTCTTCCGACAGGCTGATAGCAACATTGCCGTCGAAGTCGAATGAAACGGAAGTCGCCCGCATGATTTTACTCTCCCACCCAGGCCGTTTGTGCGACAAATAAACAAGGTCGTGCGGCTCTACCTGCAGCGCGACAGGATGCACAGAAAGAGAAGCGGTCTTATTTATTCTCAGCTTCTCCAAGAAGTAGTTAGCCATCTTCATCACGTTAGCATTGTCCGTCATTCCGACAACGTCATAGCTTTCTTCTCTTGTGTAGCCGTCTGCTTCTTGCGCCTCCAGGTCTGCAAGCTGGTATTCATCGGCAACGTATTTGTTTTCGGGGTTAACCCATTTTAGCCGGACGGCGTTAGGGGTGTCGAAAATAGACGGCTGATTTATTGTTAACGTCGTCACACCGTTATTTTCCACTACAAGGTCGTCGTCAACAGTAATCACGGGGGTCTCATAGTCCATGTCAGCATACCTTATCTTATAGGTGTCGGCGGAAAACAACAAGGCACCCCTAAATGTAATGAGAATTGCTTCCAGCATATCACTTGCCGTGTCCATTGAGTCGAAGCGCAAGTCACAAAGCCAACCCTTCTCGTCGCAATAGGTCTTTGCCTCTATGGTGTAGTCGTCGTCAATACGAGCTTCTGCAATACCCATCCCCCCGCGTTTCCTTGTAATGAAGTCACGCGCAATGAGCGCGGGATTACGTGTATAGCCGTATGTTTCAGTCTCAGGGTCGTAGATTGTCTTCAGCCCGTCAATGACCATCGTAATGTCCGGTAAGCCTGAAAACACATCGCTATCGTATTCCAGCCGCACGTAGATGTAAGCGGTGTTTTTCTTTGGGTCGTTCCATTCAGGAATTTCAGCTTGCAGAGCGGCGCATACGGTTTGCGTTGAAGACCCCGTGTATAATTCATAGTACACCTTGTCGCCGAATTTCGTGTACAGGTCATCACCAAGAAATAATTGAGCAACACCATCAACCTTGACGATGTCCACTATTTCGCCCTCACATATATTACCGATAATGTTAAGGTATTTGTTATCTGCGCCGGACGTGCCCACAAAAACACGGTTAATGCCTACCTTGCACCTACCATATATTATGGGAAGCGGTATCCCGCTTTCGCTCGTGTTTGCTTGCCATCCTCTGCTTGACGTTTCTCCGGTAGTGCTTTTTTTTATGGATGGCTTCATTAGATAAGAAAAACCAGCCGTAGCACCGACCACCAATGCAGTGACGCCAGCCGTATAAAGTGCGGCGGCGGTAGTGCTCGTTAAAACAAGAGATGCGGGCATCTTAAATTCTCCAAGCTCCTATTAACTTGTAGTATGACAAGGGCGTCACTTTTACGCCCACATCAAGAAACGAGGAAACAACTGTCTTCCCCCCCGCATAAATGGCCGGAAAGTAACTTCCTTCCTTACTCTTTAGCACAAGGCAGTCACCCGTTTTAGGTCTCGGCACGCGCTCGCCGTTCATGTCGAACGCCTTGAAAAGCCTTTCCTTTATGTCATCCGGTGTTGCTGTCCTCAGAAATTCAGGGTAGTTCTCTAAATTTACGCCGTCAACATCGGTCTTTATGTTATCTGCACCTCGCGCACGCAAGAACTCATACACAAAGTTTATGCAGCCGAAGCCGATCTGTCCTGTCCCGCCAAGTAAATACGGCTTGTCGAGGAACTTAGAAACAGTCACGGCGAAGTGTTCCATAATTAAGACCCCGTATAATTTCGCGTCCTCCCCCACCAAACCTCCTTAGTGATGGTGGAAGCAATGAACCGGTCGCCTCCGAAGTTGGCTTCATTGGCTCGTGCTTGACATGCTGCATAACTTTTGTCGCAAGCCCCCAATGCCCCCGTGTAACCGCATTCCGTACCCTTGTAAGCCCAGGGACATGACGCCGTTTGTGTCCGCAAGGTCTTCTTATTCCAGAGAATCAGTTCGTTAGTCAGTGTTATTCTCGCTACATTCTCGCCGGACAGTTCCCAACTGTCTGTTATACCACGGAACACGGTTATCACTTTCTGTGTTGCTCCGTCCTTGACACCGAATAATAATTGTCCCCATTTATTACGAACGTCTTCCGTCAGAAGGACGCCGGATACCTGTTTCAGTGTGTCGTCAATGTCAATGTCCAATGAACCTACCGACAGGTCGGCGGTCCCGGTTATGTTTTCTATTGAAAACCCGACAGGATCATAGCGCGTGCCGTCTTCATAGATGGCATGGTTAAAGTCTGTGAAGTAAAGTGGTAAAGTATATTCCAGCCTTAGAAGGAAGAACATGGTGAAGTTGTTCTTATTTATGATGTCGAGGAAGTCAATGTCAAAACTTCTCACTTATAAAGTCCTTTCAGCGACAAGCCCGTTTTGAAAACCAATGCCTCAAACCGTTCTTTGGTCATCTGATCTTCGGCGAACCGACACCTTATCCTTTGGTAGCCGGTGAAGTCGCATGAAATAACGACACCCTCTTCTGGTGCCACATCAAAAGTAACTCTGTCCGATCCTTCTTCACCACCAGCGACAACCAGCGTGTAACCGCTTTCCTGTAAAATTCCGTCTAAATAAATGGACGCCGATCCGTCAATAATACCCGGGATGTCAAAGGTCGTTTTCGTCCCGTCTCCAACATCTATAAAAAGCCCTTTGTGCTCTTCGACGTATGGGACGAAAAAAAAGAATTCTTCATACGACCCACCTCTCGCCCCATAGAAATTCCAAAGGCATTCTATTTCATCCTGTTCCAATGCTGAAAAGGTAAGCGTCACGTCGAACGTGGGAAAGTCGAGTTTTCGCCGTCTTTGCTCTTGTCCACCATCGAAGCCGGAGACGATAGTCTTCCAGTTCTGCGTTATTTGTATGGGGTACTGAGGAACGGGAGATTCGGGGAATTTAGCCATTGATAAGCCCTCGCCATTGTTTTCTTTGCTGGTTTGCTTTCAGGCCCCTTGTCACCGGCCCAATGATAGCGTTAGGGTTACGTCTGCACATGTCTTCAAACGACTTCGCGTCAACGGCGTTGATGTAGATGTAGTTACCGCCTTCGCTACCGTCACCAGTTGTTTTAACACCAAGTTCACCTGTGGACAACCGGCTTAGCGGCATCACCGCTTCAGGTCCGGCCTCACCCATTAGCCCCGCACCGGTAGCCATAGGGAATACTGTCGGTCCGCTGAATATACCACCTTTAGCGAACTGCTGAAGATGGCCACCTGAAAAGACGTTTCCTTCGGCAGACCTGAAGAAAGAAAAAACGTCTGCCGCACCTCCCGAGAAAAGACTAAATAACGGCTTAGTAATGTTTTGGTAAACCATCATCCGCATGATGTCTTTAATTATTGAGTCAATAAGGTCGGTAAACGACCCTTTGGCACCCATAGCGAAGTCAACAATAGCCCTTGCCGAATCTTGCCCCCACCCTTCAATGGCCTTTTGCAATTCGTCGAAGCCGTCTTTCGTCTTCTCTGTGCTCTTGTCCCAGTCATCCATTGCCTTTTGCGTAGCTCGTGCCCACGTCTCATAGTCGATGGCATTCTCACTAAGAAGGTCGTCGAGTTCTTGCATTCTTTCGACAAATTTCTCGGATGGTGTACGGGTGTCCTCGTAAACCTTCAGCGCGGCGGCTTTTGTTTTTTCCAGTTCCTTCTGATGTTCCTTCTCCGCATCCGCCAATAGCTCTTTTATTCGTATTTCGTCGGCGGCTATCTGCGCGGCATCTAATTGCGCCTTATTAGCCCCAAGTTGTTCAAGCCTGTAAATTGCAACTTCTTGCGAAGTCATCCCCCACGTCGCAGCCTGTTCTTCCAAAGAATCAGTTATATTCTCAATATTCGCCTGTCTTCTTTTCTCTTCTTCATCCTCTTTTTTCCTTTTTGTCTCTGCCGCCGTCCGCGCCTCTTGTGTTTTGAGCATTGACTTGAGATTCGCTTCCCGCGCTTCTCTTTCCTTTTTTAGCCGCTCAAGAGAAGCATTCATAGCGTCGTCTTCAGCCTTTTCCTTTTTGGCATCTTCCGCCATCAAGGCATTAAGGGCGGCCTTACGTTCTTCAATCTCTTTTCTAAGTCTCGTATCAACAGAAACAATTTGGATCGGCTTTTTCCTAAATTCGTCATATTCTTTTATTGCATCTTCCAGCTTCTTTGAGGCAGTTAAAATTTCCGCCCTCCGTGATAGTTCATTCCATGTACTTTTCACAACAGCCAGAGCACCGGCAAGCACCCCGCCATTTTTAGCGGCCTTCAGGAAGACACTGCTCATCTCATTAAGATAGGGGACAATAGCCATCGCCACCACACGGACAAACCCCTCACCAGACAACTTCAAAATGTCAACTTGATCTGTCAGGTATGCCGCTTGTTTAGCCGTGTCCGTGCTGATGACAAGCCCTAACGATTCGGCCTTTGCTTGCATTTCAGCCAGTCCAGCAGACCCCATATTGAGTATAGGAATCATGTCGGCACCGGCTTTACCAAATAGCGTCAATGCAAGTGCTGTCTTTTCGGCTCCGTCCGGTAGAGAAGCAAACTTGTCCGCAAGCTCCTTGAAAACGCCTTCCGTGTCCTTCATCGTGCCATCGGTGTTTTCAATTTCAACACCGAGAAGTTTAAAGGCTTCTTTGGAAGCGGCGGATTCGGTGCCAATTTCTTTCATGTTTTTAGACAGACGCTCAATTCCTTTAGCAAGCTGCTCGGCGTCCATGCTTGAAGTCTTCAGGGCGATGGTCATCGAGGAAAGAAATTCTGTCGTAGTTCCTGTTGCTTGGGCAAGCTCATCAAGCCTATCGGCGGCTTGCAGCTCCTTATAAATCATCGCTGAAAAGGCGGCGGCGGCGGCAGTCGTCGCAAGAGCGGCAAACTTGGTCAGCTTAGTCATCACATTTCCAAAGCTACGCCCAACTCTCTCCATCGCCCCCGACATGCCTTCGGCGTTTCTACGCACCGCTTCCTTTGCCTTCTTCATGTCATTTTCAAAGGCGGCATGGTTAGCCGAAAGAGCAGCCCTTAGATGTCCTATTTCTCCTGTTGGCATTATTTCACATTCCTTTTTCCGCCTAAGCCTCGTAACATTTCTTTCAATTCTTCAGGTGTTTTCTTCGGTTTGTTGGAAAGCAGTGTTTCTAAGGCGGGAAGCGTTTTTTGTCGGCTAAGGGCGGCCACGTACCAAGACAGACAAACCATGTTGTCGCGCCTCCCCTCTGCCGCTATTTTGGTTTGATAGGGCGTCATCGCCCAAAATTCAACAGGACTTACTCCGTCCCTACAAGCTGTTTTAAACGACGAAACAATCCACCCTTCATTTGGCTTTTTTTTTCTCCCGTATCCTCTGTCGGTGGAACTTCCGGCCCAAAATAGGCCCATTGTAAAGCCTCTTGTATTGCCCGCGCAAAAGGAACCAGCGGCGGAGAAAGCTCCTTAATTTTTTCCGCCGTTAATTCGGGGTGGTGCTCACGAAAGCCTATAGCCGCAACGCCGGCCACGATGTCGGGGTTGAACATATTAGGCCCGTCACCGTATTTTTCTTGCACCTCGGCGATTGCGGCCCACGTGAACCTTGCGGTGTATTTTCCCCCCGCAATCTCTATTTCAGCATGACCAGTTATTTTGTTAATCATGCGGTCGTCACCGCGCCGTCAATCTCTATGGTGGCGGACGCCTTAACCTTGTCGTTAACTGCTCCAGACGTGGAGAACGCCAGCGCATAGCCATAAAAACTCTGCGTAGTGCCGTCGGCATACTCAACCTTGAAATGCTTACGTGCTCGTGACGCCCTTGCAGCGCGAAAAGCAATTTGGCCGACGTCGTCGAACTCACAGTTTAAGGAAAAGGTGAACTGCCCCTCGTCGGGGAGACCAATCATCTTCTCGATTGCCGTGCTCTTCAAGTGCGTCTTGTCAATGACGGTGGCCGAACCTCCGGGACCACTCCAGTCAACAACTTCGCCTAACTCAGTGTAATCTTTCGGAGTCGCCGTACCAGCACCGGCGGTGATTGTTTTGCCTGTAGTGTCTATCGCAACCGCAAAGGTTCCGGTAGTCGCAAACTGCACGATAACCGTTTTCCCGTTCAGTAGGTCAGCATCAGCGCCTTCAAAAGCGGAAAGTGTAACCACTGTCCCGTTCGTCAAGCCGTGTAACGCTTTGGTGATAATTGTGGGATAGCCAGCTGTTGCCGTCATCAAAGTCACTGCGGACCCCGTCCCCGTTTCCATTGAAAGTACTGTTCCTTGAGATTCAAAAGCCATTTTTCTGTCCTCCTTACATTACATTATCGTTTAAACCACACACCGAAGTCAAGCGACAAAACATGCGCTTGTATCGGCTCCTCAAAAGACGTGGCACCACCGGTGAGCACGTCACAAGAAACAACAGTTGAGAATTTCTTTCCATTCAAGGCGGCGTCAACAGCCTTCAACAGTGTGTCTGCTCCGGCAATCGTGCTTGCCCATGCCTCTATTTGTAAACGTTCCCACTGCAAGTTACATGCTCCTTTTATGGTATTGTCGGCGGTATGGCTTATCATATGGATTACCACCAACGGCAACACCGCGCCTTGTGGCAGCTTCGCGCCGACGTAAATGCGGTCAGCAACAAGACCTTTTACAGTGGTGTCGTTTTTTAACTGTGTCCTAACAGTTGATTCTATCATCGCCTCAAAAACTCCCGCGCCCTTTTTCCAAGTGTCCCTTTCTCCGCTCTTGTCCTCAACCGCTTCGCGGCTTTCAACAATTCATTGCTCAGTTCTTCCTTCAATATGTCAAATGCTCGTTCCTTCATTGCGTCCCAAGCATTACGCATGAACGGGTTAGGTGGCATCTTGCCAACATACTTACCGCTCTTATGAAACCTCGGCCCTGTGCCGAACTCAACAAAGTGTGCGTGCGGCTCCGTCGGCCCGACGAAGACATACACCGAACTTTTAGACTTTGCCGTTTTCCCTCCGCGTTTCGTGTCAATTTTCATCGATTCGGCAATGCTACCAGGAGCACCCGAAGCGGCCTCGTCTTTTATGGGGACGGCGGCCTTTCTCAAAGCCTTACGGACAACCGCCTTTCCCATAGCTTTAGGAAGCTCGCTAAGCATCGCGTCTATCTCAGAGAAGTCAACCTCAAACCTAAACCCTTTTCCAACAACGGCCATTTCATTCACCTTACGGTTACGGCTCTTCCGGCGGTGGCTCTTCCGGTGGCTCCGGTGGTGCTGGTGGGTTCTCCACAGCAACGTCGGCCCGCGCCTCTACGTACAACTCAAGCCCTTCTTTTCTGCCCACTTCCACCGCAACTTTAATGTCGTATGTTCTCCCGTCAGGCTCCACCAGTCGGCACAACGGCGACACGTCGGCGCGGTATCTGATGACAAAAATACACGTAACCTTTGCCAAAGGTTGCATCGCAAGCCACCGCTCTGTGCCTTTCAGGTCTTTCTTGTGCGCCCACACGGTAGCGATGTCTGTCCAAGACTTCGTTTCCTCTCCATAACTGTCTTGAGAAGTCGTGTATTTTTGCAGCTTTACCAGTCTGTCAAGTTCACCCGCTATCATGGTCATGTTCTAAACGTCCAATCTCTGTAGCTTGCCAGTAAGTTGAAAACTGCCCCCCAATAATTAACCGGTGCCTTTGTCATGTCGTTTCTGTTCTCGTACAGGTCGGACACCATTAAAAGCATTGCCGACTTAATAGCGGACGGAACAGCGGTTGCGGCGGCCCCATAGCCGCAGACGAAAATTATTTCAATAGGGTTAAGCGGGTGAAGCTCACCGTAAGGCCAAGAAGCATCAGGAGACAGCACTATCCTTCCGGGAACGCTAACAATGTCCACCTCATAGTCGGTAAAAGCAGCGTATGTTTCCGTGTTTGAAAGACGGTACTTTACCGACGTCACGCTTTGCAGCGGTGAGTATGGCAGCTTTATCTCCTTGCCATTAGGCCACCTGTCAAGGTACATCTTTTTTGTCTGCGTGATAAGCGCACGTCCGGTGTATTGCTCCACCTTCTCGCGCGCAGTCTTGATGAGCGCATTCAGAAGGTTGTCCTCTTTGTTGTAGGCCGTCGCAGACGCCTCATCAACAGCGAGACGCAAGTGGATTTTCGTCTCCAAAAGTGCCAATGGCTCAACCGTAGGTGCAACCGTAGTAATTAGCCTCATCGGACGCCCCCCTTACAAGTAGTAGCTACCAGAAGCAACCGGTCTCCAGTAGGCCGTCACGTAGGCACTATGAGCACCAGCGGCCCCACCGTAGATGGTAAGGTTTAACTTTTTACCAGTAGCCGTCAAAGAAGGTCCCCTGTACAATTCAACATAGTTTCCAGTAAGGTTAGCCTTCACTCCGTTTGCTTGACTAAGGATGACTATAGGCGTCGCATCGTCCGTTTCAACTGAAATACCTGTAAAGGTTTCGACGGCGTGAAGGTCGTCGGGGATGCGAATCAGCACGGCATCGATGAAAAGGTCGCCGGACGCAGTGAAACACGTATATGAACCGGCAACCTGATTTAGTGACACCGTAGCAAGTGCAATGTTAGAGTCACCGGGTATTTCTTTTGGCAGCCAGCTTGTTCCGTCGTAAATCCAGAGAATACCTGTGTCAACTTCAAACAGCGTCGAACCAATGGGGATTTCCGTAGGCTTATTTTCGGTGGAATAACCGATATAGCGGTAAGGGTGTCTTATCATGGTTCCCATTTTATCACCTCTTTTTCAGTGGCCGGGCGGCTCTTAACCACCCGGCCAGGGTTAGGGATGTTGTTATTTTAGCTTGCCGGTAACACTGTTGCAATAGTGTCACCCCTGTACCGCGTTTCGATAAGCCCAATGATAGCAAGACTACCGGCAGTAGCGTCAGCACTAAAAGACAGCGTCAGGTATGGCTTGCCATCGGGCATTTCGCGTGAAGACATCTCGATGACAAGCATCTTGCCATCATAGGTTGTGCCCGTCAACGTGGCATAATCTTTACCATCATCAACTTCTATGTCCGTTGAAGCGTAAACGTCGGCATTCGCGCTACCTATGGCGGCAGAAGACAACCGGCCCGTCCATGTCGTAATGGCGGTCGTTTTCGCGCCAGCCGTAGCCCCACCGTAAACCGTCAACTTCGCGTCTCCGGCAAGGTCGGACCCGAACAGCAATACGAAAGTCGCACTATGTCCGGCCCCCATATAAACACTTTTTGCGTCAACACCAGCGACGATGTCGGCGGAAACAAGCAGCGGGGCTATTTTGATCCTTTCTGAGTATCCCATTTTCATACCTCCTTATGTTCTCGAAGAGTTAAGTGCAACAAAATGAGACTGTGTTTTGCTTCCCTTGTAAGGAGTCAGCGCAGACGCCCTCACGGTCTGTCCGTCAACACGCATGACGAACCGGAAAACGCTTTCGTCGTAAATGAAACGAACGTGAATTGACATGTCGCCCTTGATGTCACCTTTGCGCGCCAGAATGTAACCATTGGTGAAGTCTCCGAGGATGATGTCGCCAACCGTACCAACCGCGGCGCACTGCTCAACGGGGATAACCGGTCTTCCGAAGAGCGTACCGTACTGTGCCGTAGAAAGTCCGCCCGGGGGAAGATACACGGGGTAAATTCCGCCAGCAGTCCCTTCATATTTCATCTGAATCAACTGTGGTTCGACTTCCTGATTGATAAGCCAAACGGCATTTGGACGGCTCGCGGCAAACAGACGCGCCCACATACTAATCACGTTTTCAGCAATAACCGTCCCGGCACCCTGTCCACTAACGGCGTCCTGTGTAACGAGCGCACCGGACTGTAAAACGCCCAAAGGCTGAGTCGTTCCGACACCGTTAATGATAGAGTCGTCAAGGAGGAAACGAAGCTCATTGACGCAAGCCTCGCTAACAATGCTTTCCAACTGCGAAGCGTCGGCCAGGACCTCATCAGTAGCATAAACAAGCGCGGCCAGCTTCTTCAGCTTCAGTTCAATCTGCCGGAATTTCGGCTTAGATGCCGTTTTCTCGGCGGCTTCCCCCATCCAGTATCCGCGAACCCCGCCGTAGCGCGACCCGGTAGCCCGTGAAGTCTCGTCAATCCCGTTAATGGTCGTCGCATTGGCACCGGACGAAACAATAAGCGATCCGCACTTAGAAGCGATTACGCCCGTCTCGAAGACCTGTTTTGCTATACCGGAGGCAAAATCTGTCTGCACGAGGAAACCACCGTCAGACCCCGCCGGTGTTCCTCCGTCTTCGTTAAGTCCGGTGGCGGTGTTATAAAGACGTGGGTCAACCCTTCCACCCGGACGTGACGCCTGTATTACAGATGCAAGCTGTTCACCGAGAGAATTGAATTTGTCGCGCATACCCGCCGGTTCTCCACCGGTGACTGTGGGACCAGAAGGCTTAACAGTGGCAGCAGGCGGTGCACTCTCCAGATACTGCTTAACCCTTTCCTGTCGCTCCATTGTGGCGATAGTCCTCGACACCTCTTCAACGGCGTCAAGAAGCTCGTTTTTCATTTTAAGCTCCGCTTCCGTAGGCTCCCTGTTTTCAAGTGCTAACTTAGCGTCTATTGCCTCAATTTTCTTCATTAACGCTTTCACGTCTTCCCTGTACTGTGTAAGTGTTTTCATTTTTATGCCCTCCTTAAAAGGTCTTGTATTTTGTCGTCTTGTACTATTTCATTCGCTCGTCTGAGTAGATCGGCTACCTTGTCAACTTTTTCTTCGCTCCCAACAGCCTCCCGCTGTTCAGGTGCTTCTTCCGGCAGAACTGCATCCCGCGGTTCCGGCTTTTCCTCGTCGTTCACATCCCGCTTACCGACGGGTAGGCCCTTAGCCAGAATTTCTTTAGCGTCCGCCCGTGAAAGCCCAGCATCACGCAGTGCCTTCTCAAGGTCGCGCTCGGTCGGAGTAGCCTTTTTACTCAGTGTTTCAGGTGCATTTGAGAAGACGGACAGGTTGTAAATTCCAGTGTTTACCTTGTCCTGTTCTTCCTTTTTCAGCACCTCCAGTGTGTCAAAGAACCCGGCTTCAAAAGCCTCGTTCCCATCAAACCATGTTTCATTAGCCATCATTTTCTCGATGGTTTCCTTCGCTATACCTGTTTTCCTTTCGTATGTCAATGAAATTGTGGATGAAAGTTTTTTCAGAAGGTCGGCTTCTGCTTGCATGACCTCAGCGTTCCCGATGGCCACACCCCACGGCTCATGAATCATGAAATATGAAGCCTCAGACCCTCGCACCTCATCGGCAGCCATCGCAATTACCGAAGCAATGGACGCGGCCAAGCCGTCAACGTGCGCAATTACCGGCGCATTATGCTGTTCGAGCGCATGGAACATCGAAACCCCGTCGAAAAATGACCCGCCCGGCGAATTAATCCGCAAGTGAATCGTCTTTCCTTTTGAAGCGGCTATGTCCTTAGCGAACTGGTCTTCTTTTATACCACCGAATCCTATCTCGTCGTACAGGTAAATTGTCGTCTCATTGTTTCCGGTGGCCTCGTTTTCGTAGAAACCAGTCCCAGGACGGTCCTTGAACATACACTTGTTGAGCATCTTCCTGTTGATATACTTATTAGCGGCGTCTTCAAGCGCGGCCTCGAATGTCCCTTTGTGGTCATTGCAATGGCTTTGCGCATCTTGGGCGTCCCAAACATCCTTATCGTACCTATAAGCCTGTTCGGTTGTGGAGTCCTCGCCTTTCAACTTGCCGACAATGACAGAGTATTCTTTTCCGTTATGCTTCCGTTTAATTCGGCGGAAGCTACCTTCTTTAAATTCTCCCGGCTCTCTCAATCTGCAAGCATGTTCATTCGGATATGGCATTGTCTTTACCTCCCTTTTTCAATGTATTTCAATAATTTAACGACCTCTTTTTGTCTCTCGTTTAACTTTCTTATCTCTGTTTGCCTCCCGTCAACAGTTGTCGGCGGTTCGCTACCAAGCGGTATCATATTCAGCGGGACATAGTGTATGTCACCGCCTTCTATCGGGTCGAAGTCTTCTTTTTCTCTTATTTCGTTTATAGAAATAGCTCCCATATTCCACATAGTACGGTAGTAATTAGCCCTCGAAGCGGCGTCACCGCGAAGCAGTCCCTCTATTGTGTGCTTCGTGTACAGTCCGGCTTGTCGCTCTTCGGCTGTCAGAAGTTGAGAATTGAACGTCTGCTCAATAGACACGATACGAGGAAGAAGTGATTCAATGACGAATGAGATTTGTTCACTTTCGATGTTGGAAAAGCTCGATTTAGACAGTTCTTTTAGCTTGTGAGGCGGTAAATTGAACCACCGCGCCACCTCGTCTATTTGAAAAGTCCGGCTTTCCAAGAACTGCGCATCGTCAGGTTGAATAGTTATTTTCTCCGGCTTCATACCATCTTCGAGAAGCATCAGCCTGTGCGCATTTCCGAGACCCGAATAGGTGTCCGTAAGGCTTTTTTTCAGGTTATCGAAGGTCTCCCCGTCTAATTTGTGTGGATGTGTGACGATTATTCCGGGGTGTGTGCCTTCGCGGAAGAACTTGCTCCCGAACGTCTCAAGGTCTTTTGAAAGGCCAAGTGACTTCCTCGCTTGAGAAATGACGGAAATGCCAAGAAACCCATTGTGAGACAGGTTTTTCACGTGCATAACGTTCTGAAAGGGAAGCGTGATGGTATTTCCGGCGTCAACATTGACGTCGTAGGCGATCAATCCATTATTCCACTTGAGCGTCACCCTGTCGGGGGTTATCGGCCATAGTTCGACAACACGCCCGAGACGATCCCGCACTATCTCCGCATAGCCATTACCCCACAATAGCATGTTCATTATGAGACATTGACGCCCGATAACGGCGGTCATGTAAGGATTCCAAGCAGAATGAAGGACGCTGTAAAGTGGATTCTCAGTGACGTCTATTGTTTTTCTGCTCTTGTCACGCTTCAATAAGCGTAATGGCATTGTGGAGATACTACCGGCAATAAGTTCAACGGCATTGCGCACCGCCGAAAGCGTCATTGCGCTTGTTTCCGTCACCTCACCCCGTCTCTCTAAGACATAAGCCCAGAACGGCGTCAGGTCTGATGAATCAATTCTTTGCGGCGTAGTCTTCCCGAGACCAAAAATACCCCTTATTTTTGTCCAAGCGTTCATAATGCCATCCTCGCTCTTATTTCGTCTGCGGACATGCCATGATACATAGACTTCGGCTTCTCACTTGCCATGTCTCTATTTTTCAGCCCACTTGCCATCACAAGGGCTATCGCACCATCAATACGAAAGCGCGTCTTGCTTTTGTCCAGCTTGCGGTTTCCGGCGGGGTCGGCGATTGCAATAGCGTTTGCGAAGTTCCACGTGAGACACGGGTTCCCGTCGTGGTGTAATGTACCATTTAAAACGGCGTTTTCCAATGTATCGATTGCCGGTGCCATATCCTTGAAACCCTGTCCCCAGGGAACAAGCCGTATTCCGTTACGATGTTCGTCTTTTCCTTCTACCCATGCCTCCACACCGATCCTTTGTAGGGACGCCAATAGGTCATCAACCCGCCACCTGTCAAAGGCAATACCGGCGATGTCGTACTTAGTGGCAAGTGCCCCGAGACGCTCCGCAACCCAGTCGTAGTTTATAGACCTCCCCGGGGTAGTCTCAATGACACCCTCATATTTCCACTTCGTATATGGCACGTGATCGCGGTTTTCGTGGTCCTGTAGCGTTTCTTCCGGCTTCCAGAAGAAAGCCTGTACTGCATCGGGTGGCTCAGTCCTGTATGTCAGCATGACGAGCGCGGTCAGGTCTGATTTGGCCGAAAGGTCAAGACCCATGTAAACACGCTCGCCTTCTTCAATACGGGCTTTTTTGCTCAGCTTTTCCCATTCAGCGCGGGATATTAACGGGGATTTAGAGTCGATACGCTGGTTAAGGTACAGGTTACGGAACGCTGGTTCAAAGGAAGGCATTCTCCGTGCTCGTGTTGCCGCGCTCCTTATTTCGTCCAGGCTGCGGAAGTCTCCAAGCGCGGGGTTCGCCAACTTCCATAGCGTTTCGTCGGACAATGATCGTTCGTCACGCTCGCTTTCCGGCACGGCGTACAGATGACAAATAATTGACGGGTCATTTCCCGTCAGGGCGTCGTCAATAAGTTGGCTTAAAATATGTTGCGGGTCATTGCTCTGTGTGGAAATTATGATCATCAACGGCTCTTCGCGTGCACCCATTGAAGTATCGAAGGCGTCGTAAAGCTCACGGTTTGGTGCTTGTGCAAGCTCGTCGTAGATAACTACGGTGGGGTTAAAGCCATACTTCGATCCGGCCTTCGCGGACACGGCACGGTAGACGGACATCGTGTCCAAGCCTATCATCGTCTTTGTGCTCGCAATAATTTTAACCGCATCGCAAACATGGGGGGTCGCTAAGGCCATCTGCATAGCGTACTTGAATATGATGGCCGCCTGATCCCTCTCTGTCGCGGCAGAGTAAATTTCACCGTTTTCGCACCGCTCAGGACCTACCAAATGGCAAAGCCCAAGAGCGGCAGACATAAGGCTTTTGCCATTCTTTCTTGCCATTGAAAGGATGGCCCGCTTTATCACGCGGCGACCATTCTTCTCTTTTCCATAAATGTCATTGATGAATTTCTTCTCGAAGTCCCGCAGCTTCAGGGGTTTGCCCTGTCCTTTACCGGAGGGGACGATAAGACTTCCCATGAATTGGAATATCTTTTCTACACGCTCGCTACGTCGCGCCATTAACCGATATTCCTTTTGTCCCCAAGAACAGACTTTGCCTGTTCCTTCTGTTGGTTTATTAGGCCGATTTTCGCGCGTGATTTTGGGGTCAACCCTATTTCAGCGGCGGCAGCCAAGACCTCCATTGCACACTTACCCTCCACCCGTGCCAATTCAGATCGATGTATTCCACCATCTTCATCAACTTCGACAAGCCTGTAAATTTCATCACCCTTTTCTTTTACACGCTTATTGATAGCTTCGGACGCCCTAAGCCAAGCGGCGTATTTTTGGCAGTAAACACCGTATGCCGCAGCGTCGGCCTCATACAAAAGGCCAGCCTTATGCAGTATTTTCGCCAGCCTGTTCCACTCATCCAGAGCGTATTTGTCTTTCTGAACATTATCCGGCGCGGTGGGGATGTCTTTGGTGGAAACATCGGGTTCGTTCGGTATAGGGCGGCTGCCAGGATTACCTTCTAAAATTTTTAGCTTTGCGTTTTTCATAATGCCTCCTCTTTCTTGCTGATTTTGCTACCATTTTAAACGAAAAGTCAAGGTTGAAGTGTCCAAGTTTACACTTGCGTAAGTATGCGGTATGACTTGCCTTTTTCGCATTCTAAAAACCGACAGTCCGCAAACGGTTTCCCGTGGGTCATTTTTTTAAGGCAAAAACCACCCTCCCCCCGCTTATTCTTTGTTCCAATGGTGCTCCTTGCTCAGTGGATAACCTTTGTCATCACATCCAGCAACAGCCTTGCGCTCATGGATTGTCTCGTGGCAGTCACGGCATAGGCTTAACAGGTTAGTGTGGTCATTGTTCCAGGGGTCCCCGTCAAGGTGGTGCACCACGGAAGCCGGCCTAATTCTCCCCTGTGCTTCGCACCGTTCACACAGGGGATGTTTAGCCAGCTTGAAGTGTCTTGTCGCTATCCACTGTGGTCTTAAATATGGATTCTTTTCTTTGTTCATACTTCACCAAGTGTCTTCGCTACCTTGCCGTATTGCGCGATACACGCTTCAAGCCTTTCCTGTGCCAGGTACATTGTGAGCGCGATAAGCGGCATCTCGGCCTTGATGACCTTTGGGTCATAACAACTGGAATTATATACTTGCCGCAACTTGCTTCTCTGTTGTGCTATCTCCACCCTTGCTCTGTCAAGGTCTCCTAACACCTTGTCCAGCGAAGAGATGACCCTTCCAATAAAAAAGTTTACGCTCAAATCCGTTTCTTCCATGTCACTATTCCCCCCTATGATAAATCATTGTTGTGCGTCTTCCTATAGCTTCTTTCCCTTCGCGGTATAAGGCATAGTAGCCATTAATTTTCACTACCTTTGTCTTATACCCTTTGTAGTCAAACCATCGTCGCCATTCATCCAGGTCCTCTCTCCTGTCCATTACCCTTGAGAAGGGGAAATAACCAGGCACTTGAGGATACTCAAAGTTAGCATCGTCAAGGTGAGAATAGTTTTTGTTCCCGCACGAGGGGCACTTCTTAGGCTTCGTTTCAAGTTTTGAATCCCACGTATGTTTACACCGTTTGCAACTATATTCCATTGTTCCCGTCCTCCTTCTTTGGGATAAGCTCGCTCATTATGTCCAGAACCTCCTTTTTAAATTCCATTAGATT